AAAATGTTCAAATATTTTGTAGTAAGTGCATCTGATGTTCAACAGACTAAAAGAGAACACATGTGGATAGAAATGCTAGAGAAGATATCACCTGAAGAGGCAGCACTAATGGATCAAGTCAAAGACAAAAAATTAGTTGCTTTTAAATCTTTAACTAAAAATTTGGTACAAAAAGCATTTCCAGACCTCATATCTGCCTAAATATTCTATATGAATAAACTAGGATTAACAGGGGATGACAGATTCATCGACTATGCTACTGATACTGGCAGAGGTGTAGGTGAATTAAGACATTTTGACCCCATAGTTGGTTTACTACAACTGTATGATTCTAGACTAGATTCAATAGTCGAGTTTTTGTATGATCACTCTATTGAAAAATGGAAGTCAACTGGAGAACGATCTGGTTGGACATGTGATTGGACTTACGATGATGTAGAAATACCTGTGCAGAAACAGGAAGATAAAACAACAGGAGTAAAAACAATCTCTCGACTTTAAAGACGACGGAGGGAGGAGAACCTTTAACCAACTTAGGAGGTGATCCATGTATCATAGTAAACTGTTGTCAAACCCTTGTGTAAAAATTGATAAGACTATCAATGCAATAAATCGAAAGATTAGACATAAGAGGACAGCGAATTCAAAAAAAGCAATGCTTAGGAGGAATCGCGATAAGTTGATCGAAGATTTAAACGAACTATCAGAATTGATGAGATAAAAAGTATAAGATGAGTTCGTTTAGTAAGGTCTTCAAAAAGACTATAAATAAATTCTGCTAGACATAACTTTGATAATTGTTTAGAACATCATGTCACTATGCTAGTCGAAGACCTTATTTTTTAATTATGGAGTAATTATGCAAACACAATATATAACAATTGAAGATTTAACAGCAGTGGTAAATCTAGTCGACGTCGTGACAACACGAGGTGGTCTTAGAGGAAACGAACTGTCACCCATCGCTCGACTGAGGGATGTATGCGAAGCAGAAGCAAAGCATCAAACCGAAGAAAGAATTAAGCAACAACAAGAAGCATTCTTACAACAGCAAGAACAAGAAGAACTTAAAAAGACTTCTGAAAATAATGCACTTGCAAATGAAAGACAGCAAAGAAAAGAATTACAGCAAAGACTTGATAGACTTCAAGCAGAAATGCAAAGAAAGGGATTGGAGACAGATGTGCCGAAAGCAGTTAAAGTAGAAACAACACCACAACCACAAACACCTGTGGTAGCAAATAATGAACCCAAGAAACCATCACGTGCAGTTAAAATGGCACAGATGTTTAGGGAACAAGCAGATGACTTTGTATCAGGTGATGTTACAGAAGATACACCGAGTGCTGTCGAAGATGCTGCGAATGTGATGAGTAATTATGAACCATCTATATCTGATGTGAAAGAGTCAACAGACTTCGTTGTACCTGAAACTCATTCTCAAGAAGAAACACAAAAGGTTTCTACAGATGATTTGTTCGCACAAGTTAGAGTAAAATCAGAAGAAGAACAAAAAGCAGAACCAGAAGTTACAGTAGAAGATCCTTTTGAAGAGTTTACAGAAGAGGGCGAAACACTAGTGATACCTGATAAGAAAGAACTCAATGCAATGACGAAAGCAACGATCAAAGAAGTTGCTGAAGGATTAGGATTAGAGGTTGATCTTAAAGACACTAAAGTTAATATGATCAAATCTTTCGATAAGCAAGCAAAGAAAATGGTCAAAGAATTAACAGACGCAGGTGAGGTTGAATCTAATACCGAATCTGGCTGGACAGAAGCATCATATACTAAAGACTAATGGAAAAGATCTCAAAAGACGGAAAAACATTCTACAGAAGTAGGTTATTCAAACATGCTGAGCAAAAAGTCAACATCTGTATACCCTGCCCAATCGCAAACACAGTAAATGCTAAGACTCCAGAATGTCCAAGTGGTTGGTTGGTTTTTGTTGGCAAATCTATACGATTCTATGTCAATGAAAATTGGAAAAAGAAACTCTCTACAACTAAAAACGAATGGGATGTTTCTGAACGCATGTGGCAGAGCAAAGTAAAAGGTGAAGCAAGCAATAATGATTATGTAACTTATGCATTTGATGAAGAACTTCTCAAAGATAAAACTGACTGGAAGGCAGGGGATGACTTACTGTTTGAACACATTATTCCAAAAACAGGTATAGACTATATTCAAATATCATTTCATAAAAGAGATGAAGATATGCCTAAAATGTTGTATGCAACACAAGAAAAAGAAATCTATCGAGTTATTAAGAACACACTATTGATTCAAGGTGATGAAGATCTTGCTAAAACTTTAGAAAAGAATCAAGCATTTGTTGAGATGAAAAATATAGAGTCTCATCTAGATGGTGAAATTGATTCTGTCAAGATCACTGTTTGGGATGGTACAGGATCCATTCTACATGAATTCGATAGTGATGCATCGGAGCAACAGTTAATTAATGTTCAACCTGTCGAATTATAATTACGAAACAAGAGATATCCCAGAACAATGGCATGCTTATGTTCAAGGATTGAATCAGCATTATGGCAACTTCAATGACTTTGGTCGACAAGTTCTAGAGAATAATCTTATACCCCACAGACTCAAACAATACTTTGGTCTCAAAGCAGAGTTTGAAAAGCATGACAATCTTGATCATGACTTTCCTCTAATACAAATAATGTCTATGCCCAGAAGTGGGTCAACTTATCTACATCGATGTTTAGCAACATCAGGCATCTTTCATGGTCCACAGTTCTTTGAGTTTCAGCAACCATTACCGATCACGGATGATATTAATAGACAAAAGAAGATAGAAGATTGTAAAAAAATCACAGAGTTGTTTCAATTCAAATCATTTGGTGGAACACATACAGTAGGAGCAGAAGATTTTGAAGACGATCCGCAAGCATTATTTCCACCCATGTTGGCAGACAGTATTCACTTTGCATTTCGATGTAAACCATTTGTTGAATATTGTCACCAAAGATACAAGAAAAACAACGATGCTCTCATATGGCAAAAATCATTTTATAATTTGCTATGGAGAAATAAACAAGCAGAGTTCTTTCTCTGTAAAACCCCACTCTTAACAGCAAACAGTGTAAAAGACTTTAAAGAAGTGTTCCCTAATTCTAAAATCATCTGGATCACACGTGACAAAGATGCTCAGAAAGAATCTCTTACGAATGCCTTGTATAACTATAGAAAGAATTACACTAACATATCAAAAGTAGAATGCAATCTAGATGCATATGATATCAATCGAAATGCTACAGAAAGATATCGCGATATGGTGTCAGTAGACCATTTACATGTTACATATGATGAATTAGTACAAAATCCAATGAGAATTATGTCTAAAATATTTGAATACTGCAATCTAGATGCAACTAAATACTATGGCAAGATGGAAACTGGAATTGCTAACTTAGTTGAAATAAGAAAAGCATTTGGTGCGATTCCTCAAAAGTAATATGAGCGACGAATACTACGATATACAAAATGACTTTGGATTCACAGCAGTTGACAGTGATGAATTAGTCACAGCCACTGGTGAATCTGCAGGCATTAATGAAGAACTTGCTAAGAGATTAGAAGAAGTCTCAACCTCAAGTGCAAGTAGTGCTAGTTCTAAGCAACTAGAAGAACTTGATGCTAAGGTTGATAACATGCAGAGATTGCTTGCTTCAGCATTAACTGAATTAGAAAATGCTAAAGAAAACTCACTAGCGACCACTGACCAACAAGTAGTATTATATAAAGATAAGTTAATAGAACTTGAGAAGATGATATTGCCATTGTTGTATAACCTTATGAAGAACGAAGATAAGGAATACATCTATTGGCCAAATAGAAAACCAATCATCACGAGTCAAATCGAAAACATTAAAAAACTAACAAGATGAGTCCAGAACAAATTGCTTACATCATAACTATAGTAATGTGCGCAGTTATATCTTACAATAAAGGTCTGCGACAAGGAGCCACAGCGATGGTGACTGAATTGACAGATACAAACATATTAAGCAAAAAGAACTTAGAGAAGTTCATTAAAATTAAAGCAGAGGAAGTTCAATGACAACAGTAGAGATAATCTCAACATTTACATACACACCCAGTGATGTAGAATCTTTTTATACAAACATGACTACCAATGTGTTTGACCTCTCAACCAATAAGTACAGATCTGGTGCAACTTTTTTACAAAAAGATGACTTCAACGACTATGTTGATAATGGATCTATCAGCGATGTTACAGTTGAAAAGATTGATTCTAACACCAAAGTTAGACTTACAGTTGAATGGTACAACGCAGCAAGTTGGTGTGAATTCACAAAAGGAGAGGATACAAATGCAGCAAAGATAGTAGATGCAACCCATTCTAGCATGAAACACTTACACATGAAAGATAGAATTGATAATGCCATGGTAATAGACTATGATGCCCAAGACGATCAAGGCACACTTTTTTACAACAATTATTGTAATTGGGTATTAGCAAACAAACAAGCACATCTAGATGAAGGCAAATCTGCAGATTTCGCTCATTGCGAAATCTTATTATTAGATGACAAACATGCTAGTTATTCTGTACCATCAGGTGGATGGGCATGGAGTCAATGGGATAATTCATAATGATAACCCACAGCATTACATATACAGTCGATAATGCAACTGACTTCGCGAACAATATAGGTTCTGTTATTATAGATACCCATACAAAAAAATATCGCGATGTTGCTGCAACTTATTTTTCTGCTGTGTCAGCATTCAACAGTGCTGTTGATGCTGGACATATCAATGCTGTAAAAATAATTGAGGATGACTCAACACATGTCACTCTCTCTATCATCTGGAACAATACATCAGAATGGTTGAATTATATGAAGACTAATTGGGTTGGAGAGACAGGCATTTCTATCAATTATAGGAATACTCGAGCATTGTGGAATGCAACGATAAATTATTCTTATGATGAAACCAATGAAACAGCAAGAGACCATTATGAAGAATGGTGTAATTATGTACTGAAAGAGGTTTCTCAAAAAGAAGAACATTGTAACATATTTACACTTTCAGCATTAGATGATAAACACCCACAGTTTGCTGCTCCAGCAGAAGGATGGGCAATACCTTCCGAATAAATTATGATCACAACAACCAATCGATATAATGTAAGTAATGTGAATGAATTTCATCATCATATGGTTACAAATGTCATCGATCCAGAAACTAATCAGTATGTCATAGACATCATCCCAATCTTTTCAGGTGCACAGACATTTAATGATTATGTAGACGCAACAGGCATCATAGAATCTGTAGAACTAATCAAAGGCAATGATTATGTAGAACTACAGATCAAATGGTCAAATGAGGAGACTTGGTTATCATTCTGCAAAGAAAACTTTGGAACTGATAACGGATTATCCAATCAGCATAGGTTTGTCAGATCAAATTACAATGGTGATATTAAATATGAGTCCGACACAGAATCAGGACAAGCACTTATTAATGATTTTTTAGATTTTATAGTTGAAACAGTAGATTCAATGGAGGATGGAGATAAGAACAAAACTTATGCAAGTCTTCCCCTGACCGATAGCAGGTTTACAATACCTGAATCTGGTTGGTAAATAAAACCTTTACATTATGAAAATTCTCACATTAGGTGGTCGCACAGGACTAGGAAAAGCACTCTACGAAGAGTTATCCCCCCAACATGAAGTACTCCGAACAACTAGAAGTTGGCAACGCACACAGAAACAAAAAATAGATAAATACATTCAGTTGAATCTCAACAATCTCATGCAAGTCTCAAATTTTGTAGACAATGCACCCGATGTTGATGTTGTGATAGGAGTTGCGCATCAATGGGAAGTAGAGAGAGAAGATTCCGACATGATGATGACAGGAATGAATGGTTCTCCTGCCATGGATCAAAATTTATGGACACTCAACGAAAGGTTTACTGCTAATGTGACTTCTTACTTAGCAATCTATCGAGAGTATGTCAAGAGAGGTACACCCATTGTTCACATCAGTAGTATTGCTGCCGATGCTAATCATAAAGACATTCGTGTCTCTGCTAGTTATCGGATATATAAGTTATCGCAAGTTGAAATCTGCAAAGCACTCACCCAAGAAGCAGGTGGAAAAATCCTTGTCCTCGATCCAGGAGTATGGGGACTTCAAGACAGCATTGCGCAAATTAAAGCAAAAGAAATAGCAAAAATGACTATCTCACACTATGAGAAATACTTATAATATAACTATGGAAGATTGGGGTAGTTTGAACGATACATTAGAAGAACAGTTAAGAAGGCAGATTATCGCACTCAAGAAAGAGAACAAAGCATTAACATCAGAAAATGCTGTTCTCAAAACCAATGTAAACCAATTACAAAAACTATACTATGAAACTCTCAAGGAGAAAAAATGAAAATTAATGTTTATGATATGACACCTGCCGAAAAGTATATGGCGAATCTGGGGAGAGAGATTGTAAAGTCAGCAGAAGAAATGCTTATTCAATACAATGATGAAGAATGGAATGCTGCGATTACTGCAGGTGACAAACTTACTCGATTTGGTAGCATGTATGGACCCAAGAGTTTTAAAGATGACTTCTCTAGCACAGAACGACAGGTTATTCTAAGATACATTGATAAAAAGGACTAACATGTATTCTGAACAAGCACAAAGGAAGATCGATAAGTATGAAATATACAAAGAGCATTACTTAACTCTTCCTGCACCAGCATTCATCATGACAATGAATGCTTTTGATATTCCTCATCTAGAACATCTACACAACTTTACCAATGTAGAAGTGGTACACACTTCATTTGAAAGATATGCTTTTATATGCTACAAGGCAACAATGCCTGGAGGCAAGCATAATTTCATGACCAAAATTGCATCTCATAAGAGAGACGAGTTAATCGTTGACAATTACAACCTGAATGGTGACTATATGTACACAACGATAGAAACCAATGAAAATATAGATGAAAACTCTTGTAAACACAAAGAAATCTTCTTATATAACACTGAATCTCCCCAATTCAACCGAGTTTTTATGGAGTCAGTGTTTAAAGCAAAGCAACCTATAACAAGAGAGGATGAAGACATATTGGATCAAGTGTCTATACATATTCCAGAATCAGATATTGATCCTATATTGGATAATTATATAAAATGGTACCAGAATCAGAATTAGTTTTGCATGATGTCTACACAATGGACATTCCCACGAATTACATTAATATTACACGGAATGCATTCGACATTCCTCATTTTACTACAGTACATGGTTGGGACAAGGTAGAAGTCGTAGACTATGGTTATGAACTATGCCATGACAATTATGATCATGTAGCATACATAGAGACTTACTTATCAGAACCCAGAGATGTAAAAACTTTACCAGAAGGCAAGAGATCCTTTGTAAGAGTAAGAAGTTTTGACCCATTCAACAATCGATTAGATATCTATGTAGATGATGTACATTTGGTGACCAATCTAAACAAACTTACAGAAGTTGATGAGCATGAAACAGAACTCACAGCAGAGTTCTGGTTGCCAGAAGGCATGCCACACACTGTGGGTGATTTATTTATGGCAGATGCTAAAATGCAAACCGAGCAAGATCTGCCTATTTGGAAAACAATTGATCATACAAAGTTTACAGCATCAACTGAAATGGAAGAATTTTATGAAGAATGGATTAGTCACTTTACGACACCATAACAAAACAGTATCATATGTGTTATGAATATATTTTATCTAGATAAAGACCCTAAGATCGCAGCAAGATTACATTGTGACAAGCATGTAGTCAAAATGATTATTGAGTATGCCCAACTGATGAGCACTGCTCACAGAATGTTAGATGGTGAACACTACATTGATGCCAGTAGTGGAAGAAGAATCCAAAGATGGAGATTGAGTGGCAATGCAGAAGCAACTCTTTACAAAGCATCACATGTAAACCATCCGAGTGCTATATGGACTCGAGAGAGTGCTTACAATTATCACTTCCTTTACAAATTGTTCTGTTCTCTATGTGATGAATACACTAGAAGATATGGTAGAGTTCATGCTACAGATGAAAAACTTAGAGAGATACTTGCTTTACCTCCAAAGAACATACCTATCAACAAAAGGTTCTTTGCTCCTCCGCAAGCAATGCCAGATGATGTAAAGGTAGAAGATTGCGTAGAAGCATACCAAAATTATTATCGCGAATACAAAAAAACATTCGCTAAATGGACAGATAGACCAACACCAGCATTCATGGCAAACTAAATAATAGTATGCCTAAAACAAGATATGCAACCGAATGGTATTGCGATGACACCGACACATGGTACACAGATTATGTGGATGCCGAGAACATGGAATTCGCAAGTCACATAGTAAGATTTCGCAGACCAGAAGAAGTTGTTGTTGGTGAGATGTCTCATGAGATCAAGATACCAGACGAATTAGCAGACAAACTGGTCGTTGCTTTAGGAACATCTAGAGATGCTCCTATCGATATCAATGACGATGTTATTGCTATGATAGAAGAACTTGTAGACGCATCAAACGATTCAGAAGATGTTGATGCTATACTACGACAGATTGCCAGAACTATGAGTGAGCAATCATGAGGATTTATTATGCCAACCTATACAGTACACGATTACAAAAAAAGTGAGACCTATGATGTTCTCATGCCATATGCAGAACTTGAAGAGTTTCTAAAAAAATTTCCACATATACAAAGAGTGGTGACTGCACCTGCAGTGATCAGTGGTACTAGCATGGAAGGAAAAATGGCAAACAGTGGATTCAATGAAGTGTTACAAAAAGTGGCAGAGGCACATCCAGGATCAGCAGTCGCAGATAAGGTTGGTGACAATCGTTCTATCAAACAAAAGAAAACTATCGAGACTGTTGCCAAGCATGTAGTCAAACAGCAAAAAGAGAAAGAAAGAAATGTCCGAAAATAAAATTATATCTGCTAAGGGACAAGAATTTACTATTGAGGAAATAGAAAACTCTACTAGAATTAGTAAAAGTGCTACACCCAAACAAGATCTTTCATGGTACATCAAATGGACTGCCAGTGCTTTTATATTAGCAAGCATGACAATTAGAGGAAATGTTGAGTTAGTCAATTGGGACTTAGGACTTAGCATCATAGGTGTATCAGGATGGATGATTGTAGGGTTTCTTTGGAACGATAGAGCACTTATCGTGCTCAATGGTGTCGGATTAATTCTATTTCTACAAACAGTGATTAGCAAATTATTATGATGAAGGAAGAACTTATAGAATTGATAACAAATCTTCATCCCGAAGATACAAAAGGAGAATTGACAGGTGTATTTATTGGAAGACATGGTGAGGTGGTCACCACTGATTCTATTAGGATTGACATGGATGGGGGTCGAGTTATATTGGCTCAGAAGGGATCGGGCGAATCAGAACAGAATAAAAAGAACTGGGAACAAGAATTGGTATTCATAAGGAATAAAAAATGGCAGGCAAAGGAAGTAAACGCAGACCAGAAGTAGGCACAAAATATCAAGATGAGTGGGAAAGAATCTTTGGTTCTAAAGAACAAGAGAAACAAGATATCCTAGATATACTGAATCCAGATAAGTTGCCAGACATAGACGATTTAGATGTATCCAAGTTTCATAAAGTATAAAAACATAGAAGTTCCTGACATTGCTTATGAGTTTTGGGATGCAACACTCAGATACGAAAAAGAAACAACTGATCGTAACAAATATATCTTCAAACCATCTGACGATGGTATCTATGAAACTGATATCACTGGTGAAAGAACCAGTGGAGATGAAGCAAAAGAACATCTCTCAGAATTAGCAGATCAATTTGTCAAGAGTATCTTTCTCGATTGGTCAGGTATTAATGGACTAGTCTACATGCCTCAATCTGGATATATGACTGTTGGTTCTAGTGTGACTGAACATGTAGATAATCTTATGTTCGCCAAAGATCCATTGATCGTATCATTAACAGATATGCATATTGAAGTGAATCGTACATTGTACCCTATACAGAAAGGGGATGTCTGGTCTATACCAACTAATATACCACATGCTGTACCTGCTTATCCTACAGATATGAAGTGGGCAGGTGTAAGAATGTCTCTAGATCCTTACAGGTGTTCTATAGAACATCTATCAAACATGTTTGAGTATGAGCAAATAGAATATGTAGACTTGACTCAAATCAAAGGTGGACTGAAACGAGCATGGGGTGATGAAGAAGTTAAGGGTGGAACGCAAACTAACTTGATGGCAAAGAGTCCTTTTGATATAGATGTTAACAAATTAAAAAAATGAGTTCAGTCTATCCAATATACATCAAATACAAAACTCTGAATGAGATTCCTCAATCTGTGTTTGATTTGTGGGAAGTGACTGCTCGAATGAAACTCTCAGAGATGACAGAACAGTCGCACTATGTGATAGATAAGTCGCGACATCTAAATGATGATGATGTCGATATTCTTCATGATGCATCTCATAAAGCACTGTGTGATATATTTCCCGATCGAAAAGATAAGATCGATAAACTTTCCACTAGATGCAGATTTTCACCCCAAAGTGGAATTATGCCTAAAGGACATATGGTTGCTGAGCATGTAGATCCTGAGTTTTTTCCTACTGATTTGACAATCATACCTTTTACTGATATGCCTTTTAGTATTAATGGGGAAGATTATCTCTTTAAAAGAGGAGAAGTAGTTTCTTACATGTCTTCGCTTCCACATGGTATAGAAAAGACTCAAACACAACTCATATATGTTGGGATACGATGCATCAATCCTATAGGTTTGTACATAGAACAATTAAAACCCATCTTTGGGTTTGAAGAAAGTAAAGATGTTCCTTTACAGAAAAGGGTATGGAAACACTACAAAAATAAAGAGGGTTGGAACGAACAGCAATTTGAAAATCTCAAAACCACCTTACGATCACTTGATAAATAAAGTATAATATAACTATGATGACATTTGAAGAGTTGTCTGAGTTTAATCTCAAGACACAAACTATTGATGGGAAAAGACATTATGTCACTCCCGAAGGCAACAAATATCCCTCAGTCACATCAGTGACAGGACTCTTAAGCAGAAAGCAAATCAAAGCATGGAAGAAAAGAGTCGGAGAGAAAAAAGCAAACGAAATATCAAGTCGTGCTGCTCGAAGAGGTACATCTTTCCATACTCTATGTGAGAAGTATCTACGCAAAGAAGAGTTCGAATTTGACAATCCTTTACAACAAGCAAACTTCAAATCTATAGTACCTCTGTTAGATAAGATAGAACCACTTGCCATAGAATCTGCTATGTACAGTGATAAGTATCGTATCGCAGGTCGCTGTGATTGTGTAGGATACTTTAGAGGTGAGTTAGCAATTATCGACTTCAAAACATCAAACAAACAAAAGACCCATAAGTACATAGAAGGATACTTAATACAAGAAACAGCATACGCACAATGTGTTTATGAAATGACAGGTGAGATGCCTAAGATCATCGTGACGATTGTATCTGTTGATGAAGATAGTTCTTCACAGTTGTTTGTGGATCAACCTGAACATTGGGTTCCCAAACTCGTAGATGTAAGAACACAGTATTACAATCTCTATGAAAAAAACAATGAAAAAGTTTCATAAATGAAACTTATAGACTCCCATTAGTTATAAATATGTTGCGAATTGGTTCAATTTATAACTTTGGAGAGAAATGTTAAAGAACATACATCGTGATTTTGTTTTCTGTTTACTTTTTGCAGCATTAACAGTGCCATTCATTTTAATTAATGGATGAGCAATGAGTGAGAGAAGACTACAAAAACTGAAAGACAATGTAGGGTTGCTCATGCTGATATGCATGTTTGGATTTTCAATCGCAGCAACCACAGGGTCTGTGAGTTTTATATAATGGCACAACAATTACCTTTGCCATTGAATGCTACGAAGGATGCTTCACCTGAAGAAGTTTCCGAGTGGGAGAAAAAGGATTTCTTCCGTGCTGGCAAATTCAGTGCAATGGTTTACTTTGTTGTAATACCTGCAGTTGTACAAGCAGTTGCTTTTGGTTCAATGCTGGTAGTGTTTTATTTTAATGACAAAATTTTTTAAGGTGATAGCAAAACTCCTATTGGGAGTTGGCACTGAGGTGAACGATATACAGTTGACTCCTAGTGCTGTTCTAATGGTAGCAATAACATTAGCATTTGCTTTCTTAGGAATCGTATTGTTGCTGATGTTTACAGCATCATTACTTATATAATGGATAATTATGATACTTTCAAAAAAACAATTCTCTGAACAAGTTGAATCAAAGATTAGTAAAGGTGCAGAAGTCATCGATGCTATCTTAGGGGTGTGTGAAAATTATTCTCTAGAACCCGAATCAGCAAAAAGACTGCTCAGCAATGCATTGCTGGATAGACTTAAAGCAGAAGCATCAGATCTTAATCTGATAAAAGGTGCAAAATCTAGAGGAAAACTTCCTATATGAGGAAACTCAAAAAAACTTCCATAGACTCGATACGACAGGACTTGAAAACTGAGTTCGCTGTCGTGGTACATTTGGGAGATCTGTCAGAACAAGAGTTCTATGACTTTTCTTTATCTATTGGTGAAATAGATTTAGACTGTTACAATGATCAATACCATGTCCATGAAGTAAGTCGTATTGCTAATTCTACAAGAATGTCTGAGTTTAGAGAGCAAAGTTCCACATCACGCAATGTGTTAGCAAACACCAACCTGCCAGGATTCTCAATATTTGATTATGCTGGGTTAGACCAAGAAGAAGAGATTGAAATAGGATTGTCTGGTTTGGGTGACATGAGTGATGAATACAAAGCAAAGAGAGCATTAATCGGTGGGTTTAAGAACTGGCATGTAGACTTTCCTCATAGGATTGATCTACCAGATATTGGAATTTTGTATGCAAAGAATTATAAACCAACTCAGACAGACAGAGATAAGGATATCGAAGAATATAATATTATTAATCCGAGACTTGGTGGTGGTTCCACTATGCTTATTGATTTTGTCAACGCATATGATAAGTATCATCATCAATTTGTTGGAAAAGATATAGACTTCTTCTATTCCGATGAAGTATCTCATCCCCTGTTGAGACACAATCACATACTTGACAGAGAGACATTGTATATCTCTCCTGTATCTGTATTGCCTCACAAAAGTAATGCCATCTTGGCAAATGAAATCTTTATGCTATTAACGAATGATGAAGATTTGCTATGGCAAGTAGATTGGGAAGAAGGTGATTGTTTGATCTTTAACAACACTGCATGCATGCATCGAGGTGCATACCATCAGTTTGCTGGTGAAAGAACAATGTGGAGGACAACTGTAAAGTATGACTAGCAGAGAAGGGTTTGATGCATACTGCCTTTACTTAGGCATTAAATTACATTTCACCTCAGATTCATACGATTATGTTAAGTACAATGGACAAGTCAAAGCAGATCTCAAGTCGTTCCTTAAAAGAAAGGATAAGTATCACTTTGCGAAACTTGCTAGAAAACACGGACATGAGTTGCGTGATTTCCTTATCGCAAACTTATCAACTTCCGACAAGTGGGTGGGGGATTTACTTGGTAATGAATCAGAAACCCAATACAGCAACTACAAAAAAAGAAAACAGAGTTTGACATACAATTTTCAAAAAGAACTAAGTTCTCTAGCAACTAAATATACATTAGACGAGTTGTTACAAGTAAAGGATGGACAACATCCTGTACTACTCAAACAATATCTGGCAAACAAAATATCGCCAGAATCGATCATCTTATTCAATGAGTTAACAAAGTTCATTGAAGTATGGGATAAGCAAATAGCAGAAACCATTGTGTGGAAAGAACACAGTGGTAGGTTAAAGAAACTGTCTGCATTTGTATCAGGTGATCATAAGAAACTAAAAACGATAGCATTAGAAATATTTACATGAACAAATACAACGACTTACGACAAAACCTTATTATCTTTGATTTTGCATTGACAATGCAGAAGCGAACATTTGACAGAATTGCTGATGGCAATTTAGATTCATATGTGAGGTGGATGAAAACTAACTTTGGCATTAACAAAAAAGATCATGGGGACATAGTCTTTGATGCTAAGAAAATGGAAGGCAGAAAGTTGCATTCTATGCCTTACAGAGATCAAAAAGTAGTTCTTGCAATATTTGATGAAGATGTAACATTGGTACACTCTTCTGCAGCAGTTGGTCGTCTCAGTCTGTTTAGCAAAAGACAACTAACTGACAATGAACATGCAAATACAGAAACTAATACTCAAGCATTCTACCAAGTAGAACCATACACTCCTTATTTAATCAACAGGCACTTTGCCTTCGGAATCATGAAACATCCTAAACAGTATAACATGATTACAGCAAATATAGATTGGTCTATGAGAGAATGGTTAGAGTATATCCTTGCCATGGGGCAACAACAGTAACAAAAACAGTTTTTTATGATAGCACATATTTTAGGCAATGGTCCTAGCAGGACACAATTTGACCTTACCAAACTTGAGAACACTTATGGGTGTAATGCACTCTATAGAGATTTCTCACCAGACACATTAGTAGCAGTCGATATCCCGATGCAAATCGAGATTATCAATTCTGGATACTACAAAGAGCATAAAGTTGCATTCGCTGATTGGGATGCTACTCCTATAGATGCTCTTGAACAATTTAAGATGATGTTAAGGTTTGACTCACATCACAGTGATATAACTACACATAATCTTAACGAGTCTTCAACTCATTTCTTTAGTCAGGGATCTTCACTCCAAGGGACTATGGAAATATTATGTTTTGAAGAACCCAACTCGATCGTGAAGTTTGACGATCCGATCCTACGAGATATGGTATGTGGAACCACTGCCATAGGATTGGCATTGTTAGATGGAGCAAAGGAAGTCAACCTAATAGGATTTGATTCTCTATGGAATAACACCTATGAGAATGTCTATCAAGGAACTGACAATTATGATTGGGAACAGGAAGATACCTTTCGTGTATTAACTGCGCAATATGATCAGTTAATGGCGATGGTAAAGCACTTTGAAAAAGTTAAGTTTAATTTCCAAAAGTCACTTACTGACACCCATGAAATAACCTATAATATACCTGAAGATGAAGAATGGGTACTTGGCTCTGGTTATGTTGACCGAATACCAATGTATCCTGATCATTAATACAACGCAATACAATGCAATATAAAGGAGATACGATATGTCATTCGCTGACTTAAAACGCAATCGAGGTTCACTCGATAAACTAAAAACTGCCATGGCTGATGCCGATAGTGGTGGATCTAAAACTAAATCTTATGTAGACGAACGATTCTGGAAACCAGAAATGGATAAGTCTGGCAATGGGTTTGCTGTAGTTAGATTCCTACCATCCCCAGCAGGCGAAGAGCAACCATGGGTTACTTACTGGGATCATGGATTCCAAGGTCCAGGTGGTTGGTTCATTGAGAAGTCCTTGACGACTCTTGGGAAAAACGATCCAGTTTCTGAGTACAATACTCAACTATGGAACTCTGGAATCGAGGCAAACAAAGATCAAGCAAGGAAACAAAAGAGAAGACTACACTATGTTTCTAACATTTTAGTTGTGTCTGATCCTAAGCATCCTGAAAACGAAGGAAAGGTATTCTTATACAGATATGGTAAGAAGATCTTTGAAATGCTAAAAGAGGCAATGTGCCCAGCATTTGAAGATGAAACACCTTTAAACCCTTTCGACTTTTGGGAAGGTGCAAACTTCAAAATCAAACTAAGAAAAGTTGATGGATTCTGGAACTATGATAAATCAGAGTTCGATCCAGTGACTCCTCTGTTTGATGGCGACGATACTTCTTTAG